TACGTCTACAGGTAAAGGATTTAACTCTGAAAATTATAACTATCAGTTGTTTACTCTCACTTCAGTTACTGAAAATCTTGGTGGACTTGGTGGATCGGTAACTTACAATCTTAATGAATTTCTTACTGGTTCAGAATCTCCAGGCACGTTTAATCCCAATAATTCTTCTGGTAGAATTATTGCACAAAAACAATTCCCAATTTTTGATATAGTTTTAAGAAAAAATGATTATTTAATTGGAGAAACGGTAACATCAGAGACATTTACTGGAACAGTGGAAGACTGGGATTCGAAATTAGATTTTATAAAAATACTATCCAAAAATAATTTTAAAGTAGGAGAAATTATAAAAGGATCTTCTTCAAAAACCCAAGGAATACCATCTTCAATTGATAGATTTGATGCATTTTTTAATCTCGCAGCAACATCAAAATTTGTAAGTGGATGGCAATCTGATGCTGGAGTATTGAATAATAATATACAAAGAATACAAGATAGTTTATACTATCAAAACTTTTCATATTCAATTAAATCTAGAGTTGCATTTGATACTTGGAACGATGCAGTAAGCACTTTAAATCACACAACTGGATTTGTAAAATTCTCAGACTATCAGTTAGAATCAAACTTAAGCGTAGAAGACTCAAATTCACTTACAATTAACTTACCATCAGATTTAACATCGGTTGAAGTTATAAGTGACATCATTAGTGTTGTAAATTTAAATTGTGTTTATGATTTTGATTTAGTAAGAGAAAATTCACTTCAGATTGGATCTCAAATTTTTTCAGATGAAATAATATTCTCAAATAGAATTTTAACTGATTATGCAGAGTCTATTGGCAATAGAGTTTTGTCAATAGATGATATTAGCTCACAATTCAATAGTAATCCAAGACCAACTCGTTTTTCTGAAGTTCACAGATTTAATCTTGCAGATGTAAGATCACAAAAATATATTACGTATATTAGAGATAAGAGATTTGTTGGAGAAAGACAACTATTACTTGTTACAACTCTTAGAGATGATGTCGGAAATGGATATTTAAATCAATATGCAAGGGTTGAAAACACTTATGATATGGGATCTTTTGATTTTGCAATCGATGGATCTGAAGGTGTTCTTTTGTTCTATCCAACAAAATTTAGCGTTAATGATTTTGATGTAACAACACTTTCATATAATATCAACGATAATTTATCTGGAATTGGAAGTACTAATTTTGGAGGAATAGTTGATATTAAATCAAATAGTGTTTTAGTTTCTTCTGGACCAACAACTATTGTTAGTATTGCTAATACTTATAGGTCTACAAAAATTTTAGTTTCAATTCTGTCAGATAATCAACAATATGAATTTGATGAGCTAACAATAATTCATGATGGAACTAATGTCGAATTCTTAGAATATGGACAATTAACCACACATTCATTTGATTCATATTCAAGCAGTGGACTTGGTACATATTATCCATATCTATCTGGTTCAGAACTAAAAGTTGATTTTACTCCAAATGTTGGTATTGCAGTAACTATTAATACAATTCAGGTTGCATTTGGAAGTACAACCTCGGTGGGTATTGGTACTTATGATATGAAACACGCTAGATTGGAAGGAAGATCCACATCTATTGCTTCAACATCAACTCCATCACCGATCATTATCAGTAAGTATCCCGATATTTACGATGGTGCATATTTCATCATACAAGTTTCAGATAACACAAATAATGTACACCAAATATCTGAAGTAGCACTAATTGATGATGGAACAGATGTTTATATTACTGAATATGCAAATGTTGATACTCTTTCTGGTCTTGGAACAATTGGTGCTCAAAAAACTTCATCAGTGGTGGATTTAACTTTCACACCATTACCAAATATTGATGTTGATGTTAAAGTTTATTTAAATGCTTTAAGATATGAAGATGATGAAAAAGATATTATAGATTTTATCAATTCAGAAATTCAGACTGATTATGGAACTTATGAAGGAACTGACGTTGATATTAAACGAGCATTTAATTTAACTCATAAAAATGATCCAATATTTGAAAGATATTTTGCGGGAGATTCTTCTGTTGTTGTCAATGTTACTTCTAATACAATTTCTATACCAAATCACTTCTTTGTAACAGGAGAGGAAGTTAGATATATTAACGCAGGTGCAGGAACAACACAAGCAATTGGAATAGCAGCAACTACTTTTACTGGTGTTGGATTAACTGATAAGTTACCTGATAGTGTCTATATTGTTAAAGTCGACATAAACAATATTAAATTGTCAAGAAGTGCAGAGGATGCTCTTAATATTGTACCAAAAACTTTAGACATTACTAATGTTGGAATTGGAACATTACAAAGATTTATATCAACAAATCAAAATGCAAAGGTGATTGTTGCACTCGATAATCTTATCCAATCACCAATAGTTTCTACTGCAACTACTACAACATTAGCAACTAATGCGTTTACAACAAGTGATATAATCTTTTTCAATCAGATTACTTCATTCTTTGGTGGAGATTTAATCAAAATTGGTGATGAAATAATGAGAATTGATGGTGTTGGTATTGGAAGTACTAATGCTATTCAAGTTCGTAGACCTCGATTAGGAACATCAATTGCAGGGTATTCAACTGGTGCTTTAGTTACTAAAGTGTCTGGTAATTATAATATAGTTGATAATGTTTTAAATTTTGCAGAAGCTCCTTATGGAAACATTCCATTAAGTTCTGCCACAAATCGTCCAGACGAAAGGGATTGGGTTGGAATATCAACGGGATCATCATTCCAAGGAAGGTCATTTATTAGATCTGGAATTGTAAATTCATTGGATGAAACTTATCATAAGAATTATATTTTTAATGATATATCCTCAGGGTTTAATGGTATTACCAAAAAATTTACACTAAAATCTAACGGAACTGATGTTGATGGTATTGCAAATGAAAATGCTGTCATTTTGATTAATGATATATTCCAAGGTCCTGGAATAACATATGATTATAATCTAACAGAATCTGTGGGAGTTACTACAATTACCTTTACTGGAGCAGCTACATCAGTTGCTTACGATGTTAATAATGCAAGTATCCCTCGTGGTGGAGTTATAGTTTCTGTTGGATCTACAGAAGGATTTGGATATCAACCATTAGTGTCTGCTGGTGGAACTGCAAATGTTTCTATTGCTGGTACTATTTCCACAATTAGCATTGGTAATAGTGGATCTGGATATCGTTCAGGTGTTCAAATTGTTAAAGTTGGTGTTGCACTTTCTTCGACTGGTACACCATCTATTGAATTTATTGGAACTGCCACAGTAAGTAATGGTAGTATTGTAAGTATTGCTATTACTAACCCAGGTTCAGGATACACATCCACAAATCCACCATATGTAATATTTGATGATCCATTATCATACTCAAATCTACCTTTAATTTATAGTTCTGGGTCCTCTGGAGTAGGAACACAAGCAACAGTAAATGTTGTTGTTGGACAAGGATCAAGTGTAATAGATTTTGAAATAATCAATACTGGATATGGTTATATTGAGGATCAAATTTTAACTGTTCCTATCGGCGGTCCAACTGGGATACCAACAACAGGATCATCATTTAAAGAATTTAAAATATCCATACAAAAAACCTTTGCAGATAAATTTACCGGATGGTCAATTGGAGAACTTCAAGTATTAGATAGTTTAGATGATAAATTTGACGGAGAAACAGTTTCTTTTCCAATAACAGTATCTAATAATTTAATTTCTATTCTTTCTTCTAAAGGATCAAATATTAATGTTCAGGACACCTTATTAATATTCATAAACGATATTTTACAAATTCCTGGTGGTGGATATATCTTCCCAGGTGGAAGTATTATTACATTTACCGAACCTCCCAAAATTGGAGATACCTCAAAGATTTTATTCTATCGTGGTAGTGGATCTGTTGATGTTGTAGATGTTGACATTTTGGAAACTGTTAAAATTGGTGATGGATTAACTATTGGTTATGACTCTTCTCTTGGACAGTCTCCAACACTTCAAGAAGAAGAAAGAACGGTTACCAGCATTAATTCTACGGATCTTGTAAATACTAATCCATATTTTGGTCCAGGAAATGTTAGTGATGAAACTCTTGAAAGACCTGTGGTATGGTGTAGACAAACTGAAGATAAAATTATTAATGAACTACCAATTGGAAAGGATAGAATGCTTTACGAAGCAGCAATTACTCCAACTTCATATTTAATTCAACCAGTTGGAGTTGGAAACACTATTCTTCGTGTTGATAATGTAAGACCATTCTTTAATTCAACAAATGAAAACGATACTTCATTGGCATTCCAAAATTCAATAACTATTATTTCTCAAGATAATAAAGTTGGAGCATCGGCAACTGCAGTGGTATCCATTTCGGGAACAGTTACTTCAATTGCAATTAGTGATGGTGGAGTTGGATATACAACAACTCCAACAGTATCAATTTCTCAACCAATTGGATTTGGAACCACAGCAGCACAAAATACTGCTGTTGCATCTGCTACTGTGTCTGGAGGAGTTGTAACAGGAATCGCAGTTACATTTGGAGGAGGTGGTTATATCTCTACTATTCCTCCTCAGGTGTTAATTGAATCACCAAGTATAATTAAAGAGACTAATACTGTTACATCATATGTTGGCGATTCTGGTGTTATTGTTGGATTTGGAACCACAACAGTTTCCTCTATTGATAAAATTATATTTGATCTTCACATTCCAACTAATTCATATTTAAGAGATATAAATGTTGTTGGAAGTGCGGTTACAATCAGTTCTATTAGTGTTGGTGATTACTTCTTAGTCTATGATTCAAATGTTGGTTTTGCGACAACATCAATAACATCAAGAGATATTAATAATAATGTCATAGGAATTGCAACAAATTTTGTAGATGGTGTTTATCAGGTAGATAGTGTAAGTAATGTAAGTGTTGCAAGTACTACAATTGGAATTGCAACAGTTGGTGCTGGAACAACTATAGTAAGAAGAATATTTGCAAGAATTAGTGGAATTTCTACTGTTACATTTTCATCAACAAATATTACTTTTGATTCTACTGCATTTACTTTTGATTCTACTGGAATTGGATCTGGTAGTGGATATTCTGGAGGTATCGCAACATCAAATTACTTTGGAAACTTTAGTTGGGGAAGAATTGAACTTACAGGAAGAACCAAAGAGAACACATATAACTTCTATGGAAATAATGGAGTGAGTGGAATTTCAACTTCTGGTGCTGTTAAGAGAACTCTTCCACTTAAATTTGAAAAATACATTACTACTTAAACTAAATACTTAAAAACTTTCTAAAATGGCAAAGTTAGGCATAAGCACAGGAACAACACCAAATGATGGATTAGGGGACAATCTTTTAGGTGGTGCTGTCAAAATCAATAGTAACTTTAGTGAAATTTATACTCGTTTTGGTGATGGCAACAACTTAACTGCAATTGGTGGAACTTGGGTCACAACAGCAGCAGGTATTCATACCCTTAAAAACGTTGGTATAGGAACCACAAACCCAAGATTTAAATTAGAGGTTGGTGCGGTCGGGTCATCAGGAACAACAC